CAAGCCAACCCTGGGACTCGTCGAAATTGACAACGCCCGCAGAGTGTCGAAACCTGCGGACGCCGCGGCTGCGTATCACCCGCATCCTTAACATGATGGCGGGTTGATCTCCCCGCGGGTAGTCATCTCGATCATAATGGGGTCGATCTCTTCTCCGAGTCGGTCGATCAACTGAAGCAGGCGCGCATCCTCCACGCGCCGCGGCCCGTCGCCGCCCTCTACGACGAAGGCGGCAGTCTCGCGGGTGAGGTCCAGCAGCGCCGCCATCGCGGTATCGCCCCAGGTATCGAGCAGGTCCGCCCGCCGTTCATTGTCTCCTATATCGCGAGCGATCAAAATGAGCCAATGCCAGACGCCCTCCTCGACGCCGATCCCGAGGGCTTCGATGTCGATGGAGGGTCCGACCAGCACGACGCAGGGCCTGTCGGGGAGCCGCCAGAGACGCCCACGCGTGACGATATCGACGCCCAAGCCAGCCAACTCGGTGCGGAGCTTGGCGAGGATTGCCGTCGCCTGCGCGGCCGTATTGAATCCGGTAGTTATGAGCGCCATATCACCGTCCCAATGCCGTCACGATCTGCCGAAGGTCGTTCATGAAGAACGGCACGAGCCTGTCGAAAGGCGGGTGCAGGTAGGGCTGCGGATGGATGCCGGGGTGGATGACCCTCCGAACCACCGTCTTAGTACCGCGCTTGCGATTCAGTATCAACCTGCCCGTCTTCGAGCGGAACAGCGCCCGGCCCGTCGCCAATTGCGTTCCCGCCCGTGCCGTAAACGCCAGCGCCTTCTTCGTCTTCGGCTTGATCTCATAGGCCCGCCGCTCCGGTCCATAGAGCCCCGTGCCGTACTCTAGATAGGGAGCATAGTGGACGTCCGTCCCCACCTTCGCCCGCGTCTGCTGCCCGCGCCGGCTGATATCGGTATGGATGCTGGAGCGCAGGATGTTCGTTGCCACGGGTGCCTGCCTCTTCGCCTCTTTCTCAATGCGAAGTGCGTAGGAGCCGACCAGCAGCGACGTCCGCTTGTGGAACTCGTCGGGCAAATCCTCCGCCCACTTGCGAAGCTCAGCCTGCCTTTCGATTTTGACCGCCACACCTATCATGCTGGCGCATCCTTGGATTCCCGCAACCCGATTTCGAGCAGGTGCGGCGTGTTCGGCGTCGGGCCGAGGTAGTCGTGATACCTACTCGGGGTCCCGTTCACGAAGAACGTCCGCCCCAGCCACACCACCTTGTCACGCTCTCGAATGTCCGCATCCTCCGAATACATGATGCCGTCGCTCTCGATGAGGTAGCCGACCGGGCTCTCAATGAGGGCCTTCCCGTCCTGGTGGATAGCGCAGGGATGGTCGGCGATATCGGGCAGTGCCGGATACCCCTCCAGTTCCTGGCCGTCCACATCCTCGGTCGTGTCGAGGTGGTAGATGTCGGCGGTATGGGTGAGCAGCGATTGGAGTAGAGCGTCTGCCATGTCCTATGCCTTGTATGCCGCCGCGGGGAGCCGGGCCGCGCCCAGGAAGTCCTTCTCCAGCGTCGCGGCCTGCTTGAACAGTGCAACGGTTATCGCGCCGATCCCGCCCATGTCCTTCGTGTACGGGCCGAGGGTAAGTCGGCCCCCGGAGGCCACAACCGACGCCGCGCCACCTGTCGCCATGACTGCCGTTGCCACCGCCTTCCCCGCTAGAATGAGCAGGTCGGCGTCCTCGGTGGGTACCGTGTCGGCAGTAGCGTGCCACGCCGTATACAGCACCGCCAGGGTGGTGACGCTCTCCGGGCAAGGCATGATGCGAACCTTGCCGCCCGGCATATCCTGGTCCCATTTCGTGCCGAACTGCCGCGCCCAATGCTCCAGTTTCTGGCGGTAGATATCTACTTGGGAGGGTTGGTTGAAGTCGATTATCACGTCGCCGCCGGTGAGCGCTCCCGCCAGGGTGGACGCGTCGGATATCAGTTCGCTCAGGTCCTCCAGCACGTCGATAGGCGCCAGCTCGATACACAGGTAACCGCCCGCGGGCAGACTGTACTCCTCCACGTCGGCCTCGGTGGTGATGGTGCCGAGGACGTGGCGCGGCCTCTGCCGCGAGTACATGCGGACCGCGTCCTTGGTCGCCTGTGTCCACTGGGGGTCAGTCAGTCCCGCCCCGAAGCCGAGCAGTTTCAGTTCCGCGATGAGTTCAACGTTGGTCATGTCGTTGTCACCTGTCCATCGACTCCATCGGGAATCCGCCGCATGATTCGCCCGCACTGCCGACACTTGAAGTCGCGCGGCTGCGAGGCCCCGTTTGCCTCGCGCCCCCTGCGGTCCTCACTCATGTAAAGCCCCTCGTCGCCCGCGGCCACCGCCTCGAACTGGCCGAACAGAGAGGCTTCGCAAGCGCCACAGGTATCCAGGGGCAGGACAGTTGGCGGGACCGCCTGCCCCTGGACTGGAGGCGACGCGTGAGCAGCGGAAGCCTTGCGTTTGATATCTCGCATCGTCGTCGCCATCAGACCACCATCCCCTGCAGGAACTCTCGCCAGTCCGCCTCCCACCTATCCAGTCCGCCAAACTTCTCAGCCCATGCCCGAGCGCCCCGCGACAGTTCCTCCCGCCGCGCCAGCACCCGCGTAAGCGCCTTGCTCCACTGCTCAACCGCGTCCGCGTCTGTCGCCACGACGGGCAATTTCTCACCGACTGGTAGGCCGCCCATTATGCCGTCCTCAATATCGGCGAACAGCCCCACGTCGCTTACCACAACGGGCAACCCACAGGCTAGCGCCTGCAATCCCGCATAGGGGCAGCCGTCTGCACGAGACGGGGAGACGAAGATATCTCCTGCGGCTATAGCGTCAGCTTCTTGTCCGATCCCCGCCCCGATGAGCCGGAACTCGATATCGGGCCGCCTCGTCGCAAGCGCCGCGATCACGTCCCCGCCCTTCGGCTTGGCATCGCTCGGGTAGATCGCGACCGGGCGCGCCCGCGTAGGATTCTGCCGCGGCGCGAACTCGTGCAGGTCCACGCCATTGCAGATGATCGCCGTTGGCTCGACGCCGTAGAGTCCCTGCAGTTCCCATTTCGTCCACTGACTCAACGCCACGGTGGGCAGGCGCCGGTACTCGACCTGCTGGATCTCGCCGAGCTGCATGGCGGCGGCCGAATTGCAGGACAGTCCGATGCCCTTCCATGTGCCGTGTGCAACAGCCACGACGAGACCCCTGAAGTCGATGAGGCCGCGCCCCCAGAAACCGTCCACGATCACGGTGTCAACGTCCTTCAGCGCCCCCGACGAAACAAGCCAGCGCCCCAGAATGTCCGCCGCGCCCACCTCGTCCACGCGTGACTTCTGCGGTATGTCCGACCACGAGTAGAGTCGCGCGCCGAGCCGCTGCTCCACGTAGTGGCCAAAGAGAGGGACACCGCCGGGGTGTCCTTCAGATCGCTTGTAGAAAGCTATGTGGGCGAGATTCATATCTCTGGCTCAACGTACCGCAGTATAGCCTTCGCGAGTGGGCCTCCATATGTCGCCTGCCAGGAACGCATATCCTTGGGCAGACACTTGCCTCCGATGGGTCCGAGCGGCAGCGTTGCATAGGACGCGATCCAAGGAAGGTCGCACAGAATGTTCCGCACCTCATCGGGCCGCTCACACCGCGAAAGAAACTCATTCATCCAGGCGATCTTCATGGACAGCCAGCAGTTGGAGCCATACTTGACCTTGCTGGCCACCTCCCAGGTCGTCAGGTAGTATTTCTTCTCCGGGCCGAGCACCGGCTTCCAGAGGTCGAGCACCTGCTGTGCCGCTATCTCATCGCCCGGTCGGCAGCCGGCGAGTGCAAACGGGACGGCCCTCTCGTCGCGGAAGGGGTGAAATGATGTCTCGCCGATCAGCTCGGGACACAGCACAATGTTCTTTCGCTTCGGCGGTTTCCATACGAGCGGGATCGTGCTGCGGATCGCGATTATGGGCGTATCCACCCATGATAAGACATCATCGAGCGCATCGGCTTGCAGGTGTCCGTCCGCTCCCCCCTCCGTAGGGACGCAGACGAAGGCGAGGTCACACTTGTTGACCGCGCGCCGATCACGCTTCTCTGCCGGCCAGGCAATGTCATAGCCGGTGAGCGCATAGTGATTTCCGAGGGCCTTCGCCGTCGCCGTTCCCACAAAGCCCATGCCGATGATAGCTACAGATCCCATGCTTTGACTCCCTTACCAGAATAACCCCGGCGCGCATACGGCGCAGGGGTACCAGCCATAACCCATCATGCCGCGCGCTTCCCGCTCCGATACCTCTATCAACGGTTGCTCGCGGATTCGAGGGCAGTCCGGTCGGCTGTGCAGGCAGATATCGAACCAGCGCCGGAACATAACGCCACGTCCCGGCTGCCCGCCCTCACATACCACCATGTCTGCTCGCCGATCTTCTGCCGCCATCGGTGTCGCTCGCTCAGCCACGGCTAACCGCTCCTCTGCATCGTCAACAGTGTGTGGCGTAGACTGACATTCTCCCAATCGCCGGACGGGAGCACCGTCTCGTTGACGAAGCGCGTGATCGCCTCCCAGTGTTCGTGATAGTCGTGGATAGCCAACCAACCGCCCGCGATGACGTGTCCGCGAAACCCTTCGTAGTCCGACTGCACCCCCTCATAGG